AAAAGACAGCCCCTAAAAAAGCCCCTGCGGCTAAAACAGCAAAAGAAGGATTACCTCATCCTCAAAGTGCCGCTTACAAAGCTATGATTATACGTGGCGAAATTAAGGAGTAGCACATGGCAGGTTCAGATACTTTTTCGACCTTTATAGATCCTTCTACGGTCGCAGCGGCGGTAGCGACAGGGATATGTACGGCGCAAACAACGGGTGGTGGGGCCAATTTAACCCTTAACGGCAGTTTAGTATCAACCGGAGTAGCAACGTTAACCCCTGCTAGAAACGTAGTAATAAGTACGGTTTCAGCTAACGCTAGTGTTAACTTTGCCGTCACAGGAACTCTTGCAGACGGACTTACTGTTTTTACAGAAACTATAGCCGGTCCTGATACGGGAGGCGGCATTGTCTCAACTACTTCTTTGTTTGCTACTGTCACACAAGTTGCAGTTGATGCGGCGATTACGGGTAATGCTACGGTAGGCTCTGGAGCAACGGTTATAGCTCCTGTTTTTGCAGGTCGTACACGCATTCGAGGTATTTATTTTGTTAATACGGGTACTGCGGGGATTTTAAACTTTACCAATGGGGTAACAGGTAATGGAGCCTCTATCTTAAAGTTTATTACTTCTGGTGGAGCAACATCGGCAGACTACCCAGATATACCCGATGAAGGGCTTTTGTTTAAAGATGGCGCGTATTTAGTGTATCCGACAACAGCCACGACAGGTATTACGGTGTTTTTTAATTAATGGCTACAACTAAAAATGTGACCAGATTGCCTAGTGGCCGCATAAAGTATAGGGATGAAACTTTTGCGGGATACAATAAACCTAAAAGAAGTACAAAAGGTGCTAAAAAAAGTGTGGTCTTGGCTAAAAAAGGCACGGAAATAAAAATGGTTCGTTTTGGTGACGCCAATATGACCATAAAAAAAGATCAACCGGCTCGTCGCAAAAACTTTAGAGCTAGGCATAGTTGCGACACTGCAAAAGATAAGTTTACGGCAAGATACTGGTCGTGTAAGGCATGGTAGTTGAAGATCAAATTACGGAAGAAATCCGTTCTTGGTCGAGAGAGGCTTTGGAAAAAGTTAATCCTAGCTTTGGTAATATGCCGCCATGTCCTTATGCAGAGAAAGCATGGGCTAGTAAAAAAGTAGGTATATCGTTTAAACGATGTCCGTCTTTTCAAGATCTCACTACTATAGTTTCTACGTGGGACGATAAATACGACGTAGTAGTTTTAGTGGACCTAGACTATATCAAAGATGAAACGTTGTTTTATCAGCATATTGATGGAATGAACGGGGCAATAGCCGAAGGTGTTTTTATAGAAAAAGACATATGGTTAATGGCGTATCACCCCGAAGAAGAACCAAACGAGCTTTTTTACAGCAAAGAAGTTTTAGAAGTAAACGAAGAAATAGACGAAGACGAGCCCTATGCAATGATTTTTATTCAAAGGTTGAGTAAATTGCACGAAGCTTCGGAAAAGTTAGAAAAGACCGATTATTACAAAGAATATGAGAAACAACATGGTTTAAGAGATATGCTAAAAATACGTGAAACTTACTATCGGAGGCTTAAAGATGAAAAGTAGACAAGGATATAACGACAAGCTAGATGAATCTTTGGGTGCAAGAAACAAAGGAAAGAAGACTCAAAGCATGGCTTCTCGCCGTAAAGAAAGTAAAGGCACTGAAAAAGCAATGGGTAACCGCGCTTATGCTGCTGTAGGTACAATGGACAAAGGCTCGCGTAAAAGGAAGCCTAGCTCTAGAAGCCCTGTTAATTTGGGCGCAGGAGGGCCTGTTGGTCGCTCCAGTGGGTCTTCTAGTAGTTCAAACATTCCTCAACACAAACTAATGGCGATGGGTAAGAGTGTTCCGCAGGGCACTAGCCCTGTCCGTTTACGTGGTGGAGGGATGGTGGCCTCTAAAAAAATGAAGAGCGGCACAGGCCCTGCTCGTATGCGTGGTGGAGGCATGGTCGCATCTAAAAAGATGAAGAGCGGCACAGGTCCTGTTCGTATGCGTGGTGGAGGCATGGTAGCCTCTAAGAAGATGAAGAGCGGAAAGGGGCCTAGAGGCAGAGCCTAATGACCACTTCTAATTCTACCAACTTCGAGCTAGATGTAGCTGATTATATTGAAGAAGCGTTTGAGCGATGTGGCCGTACTGTTCGTACCGGCTATGATTTAAAAACTGCCAAACGTTCTTTAAATATACTTTTAGCTGAGTGGGCCAACAGGGGTCTTAATCAATGGACGATTAAGGAAACCCTTATCCCTTTGGCAACAGGAATTAGAATATATCCAGGTGGTATATTAAATATGGCCGTTGCTGCAACGGCGGCTTTTTCTATTTCTGAAACTATTACAGGTGGTACCAGTGGTGCTACGTGTCAAATAACCAGTAAACCATCTGCAACAAGTTTAGCGATTACATTGCCTACGGGCACGTTTGTAGCGGGAGAAACAATTACAGGAGCGGCAAGCGGGGCTACCACCACTGTAACAACGGCTGTAGATTTTTTGGATGTCAGAAGCACAATAGACATATTAAGTGCAGTTATTCGCAGAGATAATACGGACTTTTCTATTCCTAGAGTCAGTCGAGATGACTATTTAACAATTCCTAATAAAACAACTGGTGGAAGAGTCGATCAATTCTTTTTAAATAGATTAATCACTCCTCAGTTAGAAGTTTGGCCTACGCCTAATAATACTACAGATATTATTGTGTTTAATCGTTTAACGCGCATACAAGACGCAGATACCTACATCAACACGATGGAAGTCCCGTTTAGGTTTTATCCATGTTTGACGGCGGGTCTAGCTTATTACCTATCTTTAAAGCTTGCGCCCGACAGGACCACTTTGTTAAAAACATTGTATGAAGAAGAGTTTATTGTTGCGGCTACAGAAGATAGAGACAGAGCGTCTTTTACTATTCAACCTGGCATTTCTTATGCGAGGCCAAACTAATGGCTAAATTTGCTCAAGGAAAATATGCTTTGGGCGTCTCGGACCGTTCCGGCTTTGTGTATCGTTTAAACGACATGCGAAAAGAATGGACGGGTTCTTTGGTTGGCCCAGACGAGTGGGAAAAGAAACAGCCACAATTAGATCCTAGAAGACATATTTCTGATCCACAAGCTTTAAAAGATCCTAGACCTAATACGCCAATGGTCCTGTCAATCTACGTTGGGGTCCCTAATGTAGAAGATGGCGGCAACTTTAGACCAATGAATGTTTTTGGACAAGTGGGCACAGTTACCGTGGTTACGACATGACAAGCAGAGTTAATTTGGGGGCGGGTAGCCCTATAAAAATGAACAAAGGCGGCGGTGTAAACAAGTCTCGTGTAAACGAAGCGGGTAACTACACTAAGCCTACCATGCGTAAAAGAATGTTTAGTTCTATAAAATCAGGCACAAAAGGCGGTAAAGCGGGTCAATGGTCAGCTAGAAAAGCGCAAATGCTTGCTAAAAGATATAAGGACAATGGCGGAGGCTATACTTAATGGCACTAAAAGCTCCACAAAAGTCTTTAAAAAAGTGGACAAAGCAAAAATGGACTACCAAATCGGGTAAGCCTAGTGCAAAAACAGGGGAAAGATATCTGCCTAAAAGTGCGATAAAGTCGCTATCTGCGGGAGAATATGCCGCAACGACTAAGAAAAAAAGGAAAGATACTAAAGCAGGGAAACAATTTTCGTCGCAACCTAAAAAGGTGGCAAAGAAAACAAAGAGATTTAGGTAATGGCATTTACTTACGCACAGCTTAAAACGGCATTGCAGGATTATACGCAAAACTCAGAAACGTCTTTTGTCACTAATCTACCCATTTTTATTCGCTCTGCCGAAGAACGCATTTTAAAAAACGTGCAACTAAGTTTGTTCCGTAAAAATTCTGCTGGAAACGTCACCCAAGGCGATGAATATCTAACGATGCCTACTGATTTTCTTGCGCCGTTTTCGCTGTCGTACACAGATGGGACTACTAATGAAAAAACATTTTTAGAGTTTAAAGATGTTAATTTCTTGCAATCGTTTACGCCGGATAGGTCAACCCAAGGCGACCCTCGTTTTTACGCTATTTTTGATGTTGATGCTTTTATTATAGCTCCTACACCAAACGCTAATTCTGTTGTAGAGCTACATTATTATTATCGTCCGACCAGTTTAACCACTGGTCCAGAAAACGGGACTACCTGGTTAAGTATTAATGCTGAACTTACGCTGCTTTACGGCAGTTTGATTGAAGCTTATATTTACATGAAAGGTGACCCACAATTAATGCAGGATTATGAAAAACGTTTTGCAGAGGCTATTATATCTTTGAAGCAGTTTGGTGAAGCTAAACAAGTTACTGATGAATATCGAGAAGGTATGGTTATGCGAGAAAGAACATGATGACTCCCGAATTAGGTATATCTAACGATTTTAAAGTAGAAGTTGCAACAACCCAAAACAGGGGGTTTACTCCTGAAGAAATAGCAGGTCGTTGTGTAGACCGTATTATTAGCATTTCAAATCAAGCTAATCCGGTTTTGCAACAACAAGCTCACGCTTTTAAAGATAACATGGAAGAGGTTATTGCTGATTATATGCGTCAAGCCATTTCCAGTGATAGAACCACCGTCTATAATACTTTATTAGATGCGGGCCAACCAAAACTAGCTGAATTAATTAGGAGATTATGACATGGCATTTTCCGGAAATTTTATGTGTACTAGCTTTAAGCAAGAGCTATTGCAAGGCGTTCACAACTTAACTAACGGTTCGGGCAACAGTTTTAAAATGGCCCTGTATACAAACAGTGCGTCTTTTAACGCTGCTACCACTGCGTATACCACTTCTAATGAAGTAACTGGTACAGGCTATGTGGCGGGTGGTAACGCGCTTACTAATGTAACCCCGACTAAGAGCGGTACTACTGCTTTTGCAGAGTTTGGAGATCGTAACTGGCCGACCTCTACTATTACTGCGCGTGGTGCATTAATTTATAACGACACTGCGGCAGGTGATCCTACCCTACTTGTTTTAGATTTTGGATCAGACAAATCGTCAAGTGCGGGTGATTTTTCGGTAGTTATGCCTACTTACAATGCAACATCGGCGTTGATTAGGATTGCGTAGTGACCGATCAGACTGTACGCCTCGATGGTTGGGGGACGGATACATGGAGTTCTAGCTCGTGGGGCAACACTAGCTCGGGCCAACAGGCTGCGGGTTCGGTCGGAGCGGTTTCGATTAATGGACAAGCGTCTGTTACGCTGGTGGGAGTTGCCGCCACAACCGCAGTAGGTAGCCTTAGTGTAAACATTGTATTTAATGAAACAATAGTAGCGGGAAGTTCGGTTGGAACAACAGGGGTAGGTCAAGTAGGATTCCCTGTAACGGTTAAATTAGAAGGATGGGGAATTGGCGCGTGGGGTAACTCTGGTTGGGGTAACTCTAACGCAGGAAGTCAAGCCACAGGTAGCGTAGGAACGGCTTTAGCGGTCACTACAGGCACAGTTACCGCAGGAAGCTTATTAGCCACAGGCAGTGTGGGTGGCGTTACGGTAAACAGTGACGCTAATATTGTCTTAGTTGGGATAGCGGCTACCGGAGGGGTTGGTCAGGTTATACCGAGTATACCTGCGGCCTTTACAGTAACAGGGGTAAGTGCCACTGGTGCTGTAGGCCAAGTTAACGTAGAAATTAACATTAGTACCACTCTTACAGGGGTGCAAGCAGTAGGACAAGTTTCGGGTATCCAGATGTGGATAGAAATACAACCTTCTCAAGATCCTAATTGGACAGAGATAGCAGCGTAATAAACGAGGTTAAAAATGGCGACTTATGTAAATAATTTGAGATTAAAAGAAATCGCCACGGGCGACGAAAGTGGTACGTGGGGAACCAGCACCAATACCAACTTAGAGTTGATTACGGATGCGATGGGTTATGGTGCGAAAGCAATGTCTGCCGACTCAAACCAAACGTTTACTATGTCGGACGGGGGCGCAGACACCCTACGTGCTATGTACCTTAAAATTACTTCTGGTACAAACTTAACGTCAGCTAGAACGATTACATTGGCTCCAAACACTGTTAGTAAAATGTGGTGGGTAGAAAACGCTACTAGTGGCGGTCAAAGCATTATTATCAAACAAGGCTCTGGCGCACAAATTACAATTCCCACTAACAACACCAAAATTCTTTATACCGACGGAGCCGGTGCAGGGGCTGCCGTCTATGATTCGCTTGCCACGGTAGATGTTGGCGATGGTACGGTCACTTCTGTTGGTGGTACAGGCGCGGTCAATGGAATTACTTTATCGGGTACGGTTACAAATTCAGGCAACTTAACGCTTGGTGGAGCTTTGGCTAACGTTAACTTGACCTCTCAGGTAACGGCCACGCTTCCGGTAGCTAACGGCGGCACAGGGGTTGCTACGATAGCGGCTAACAACGTAATACTAGGCAGTGGTACCAATGCGGTGACAACCGTTGCGCCAGGAACAAATGGCAATGTGCTTAAATCAAACGGTACTACATGGACATCAGCCGCAGAAGCTGCCGGTTACCCTGCTCCAACGTTGACCAGCACTAGCACTAATGCTACGTCAGCTTCGTTCTTAGTTGCTACGGCAGGGTCGATAACAATTACGTTACCTTCTAGCCCATCAGCAGGAGATTATGTAGTCATTAAGGACGGCACAGGTGCAGCAGCGACAACTAATTTTTTGGTTGCTCGTAACGGCTCTAACATAGCCAGTTCAGCTACTGACCTTACTTTCGATAAGAATTTTGCCGAAATCGTGATGACCTACATAAATGGGACGATTGGCTGGAGTGTGTAAATG